GACGAGCTTAGGGTCCACTACCGCTACGGGTCTTCTAGGTTAGACTCTCTCGAATTCAAATTCTTCGAGGGCGTTTGGGATGTCAGTCTAGTGGTTGCACTTACCCCTACGGGTTTGTTGCATCCTCTTCCTGCATCATCTTACGGGTTCTATGCCTATCAGATTCGCCCTTACTATAGCTATCGCTTAGTAAGAGGCTCCGCCACGGGGCCTGTTAGTGGTACCCTAACCACGTACAGTAAGGCACCCTACGCATCCGACATGCTGTATCAGAATCATGTTGGTCGTTCAGGTTGGCAGTTCGGTCCAGCTTTTGGATCGACGGTGTCAACCAACGGTCACCTTGATTCGGTACAGTCCGATCTAATCGCGACTGTACGATCAGAAGCCGATGCGTTCGGCGACTACTGGCATAACCGCCTCCCTACTCTTAGGGCCTCAGCGGTTTACGCGTTTCAGGACAGCCTTGAGAAGCACTTCAGGATCCTGGACAATAACTATGTCCAGACCCTTAGTAATCTCTCAGGTCTGCCCGAGATGGTTCCTGACTTTAAACTTCTCATACAGAGTTTATCTGATATCAAGAAGTTTAACCTCCTGGGAGCAGTCAAGCTAGGTGATTTCATCACCTCTACGGTGCTGAAATACAACTTCGCTATAGCGCCTAATTCTAGGGCTGTGTCGGAGTTGAATAGGAGAGGCAACCGAATTATTGCTCAGTTTCTTGAGTCTTTCAAGACTCAGACCGGTCAGTTCTACGGTTCCTTTTCCTATCCCTTCCTTGATTCGGAGTGCCAACCTTACATTGGGAGCGTACTAAGCACTCGATGTGTAACATCGATTACTTATTCGCCCACTCCTTTTCTCCAGGCAGTGATCAATCTTTATGGATTGAGACTGCTTCCTGATCTACAAAACGTATGGGAAGTTCTCCCATTCAGCTTTGTAGTTGACTGGTTCACCAATATGAGGTCCCGTCTTAAAGCGGTTGACCTTAGATTGCTGAGCCTTATGGTTAGGTCGAACTTTTCAGAGTTCTCCTATACCGTCACTCAGGATGTATCTGCGGATAACCGCATATACAATCTGGCGGGTGACCGATCTCATGACTTACGTTTCAAGTACTACCGTAGGGACTTAACCCTGTGGACTCCTTGTCTCGTTGAGTCTGACGTCGACTATCTTCGGGTCCGAGGATCCCCTAATGAGGGTATCTTTGGGTCCCTAACCTATCAACTGCTTTATAAAGGCAAGTGATAGCCCTAGTCCTGCCGCGGTTAGCGGTATCATGTCGCCCCGAAAAGGAGCACACAATGTCAACGTACTCGAATATTCCTGCTCAGCAGGGATCCAAGAACGCTGCGATCAGTATGGTTTCCACCGGCTCTCTCAAGCTCGGTGCTACCACACTATCGGAAGCTGGCCGTGTTCAGCAGTCCACGTATATTTACGAGGGTGCTGCTGCCGATAGTAACACAACTGTTACTGTTCGGCGCGAGAGCACGAAAGAGGGCGGCCGCCGTATTTCTGTTCGTCTTTCGACGACGGTCATATCGGATGTCGCGGATACTGAGGCTGATCGCATCGATGTTTATGATGCGACTCTCTCATGGAATATCCCCACTGCATTTGTTGAAGATCCGGCTGATCAGTCGGTTTTCCTTCAAGTGCTTGTGGGCCTCGTCCTCGGTGGCTTTGATGGCACCACCGGCGCTCCAGCTGCGGGAGTCGTCGCTGCATTGAACTTCGGCCGGACTCAAGTCTGGTAGATGTTCTACAGCGTACGATGTCATCCTCGTGGAGGTGATGTCTACTTCGTTGTAGATGTTGCCTACATAGTTGCTATGAATGTTTGCGACTCTGCCAATGCACATTACGTTGCAAAGGCAATCTGCGCATACATGTCTCTGTTGGACGACAGTCCTCTCGTCAAGAAAGGCAAACAGAAGCCCTTTAGGGTATATCTTCAGTTCTTTAGAGAGCTGACGACTAAGCCCATTAAGGACACTGTTCTCCTCTTGGCTTCATACGCCGATAGGATTCTAACCGAGTCCTATGTTACGGGGTCTCTTCCTGAGAATGGGGACTTCATCGAGGAACTCGAGAAGTTACCCATATTTCCGGAATACCACGCATATTGGCGTACGTCAGATGCCAGCTGTTGTCAGTATATACTAACCTTCCTCAGATTTCTGAAGAAGATGAAGTATGTTGACTCCAGTTTTCAAGACGTTGCGTTTCGCAACTGGCTTGATATTGAGCATCGACTGTCCGGCCTCGACCTATCATATATTGAGGACGAGCCGCTGTTGAAGCGCCTCGTTCACATATTGATAGGTCGCCCGAAAACCTCTCAACGCCTGGGCCACTTTGGCTCCGGCGCTGTCAGTGAGTACGGAGTTCGCGGGTCTCATTCTAAGGCACTAAACCTTAAATTTGACTGGCGTCTACGCCGCATCCTTCTCGACTCGACGATCACTGAAGCCGTCGATTCGACAGCCGATCTTTACTCACCATACAAGTATCTTGATATGGCTACCAAGACCGGTCTGAGAGGCACGACTGAGCCTCAAGTCAGCTCTCTTCGTTTCGTCCCTAAGGACTTGACGAAGTCGAGATCGATATGTATGGAGCCGAACGCTTATATGTTCGCCCAGCAAAACGTTCTCGGGTGGTTTGAGGATAGTTTCCGGAGAAACCTAATACGCCGCTTCGTTGTTTTAGAGGATCAAACCCTAAACCAACGGGGGGCGCAGTACGGTTCCGAAACACTGTCCCTCGATACCATCGACCTGTCTTCCGCTTCTGACACAGTTCACATAGAGTTAGTTCGCCGGATCTTTCCTAAGATCTGGTTCTACTATCTCTTAGGCACGCGTACAAAATACACGTGTCTCCCCGATGGGAGAGTGATAGAGCTTAAAAAGTTCGCACCGATGGGGAGTGCAGTATGCTTCCCCGTTCAATGCGTAATCTTTACAGCTCTGACTCTGTGCAGTAGCCTCAGTTGGTTAGCAGCACAAGGGGTTATAGCCCCCGTATCCGATCTGGCTAATCTCTCTGACTATCAGCTTGAGATGCTGATTAATCGGAGGATTGGTAAGTCATGGGACCGAGAGAGGTCCTATGATCCCAAAAGGATTGAGATGCCTGCTATATATGGCGATGATATCCTCAGTGATGCTCGCATCACTGATGATCTCATGAGGAGACTCCGAGATCTTGGGTTCGATGTAAACTCTAAAAAGAGTTTTCGTTCCAGTCAGGCTTTCCGTGAATCATGCGGAAGGTACTACTACCAAGGTTCCGATGTCACGCCTATTTCATATACCGTAGCGTATGCGCAGGTTTTCAGTCCTGTGCACTACGCTTCCTTGATTGGAGCGTGTAATAACGCTCTACATCAGGGGTATATGAACCTGCGATCCTCTCTTATCCGCTGTATTAGAACGAGTGTTCTATTTGCTGATAACGGTAGGAATCGCTGGACTCGAGAAGAGGATGTTTCCATACTCCCCTTTACAACGTATGCCAATTTATTTGGTATACAATGTTCGTGCGTTGATGAGTCAGACTCGCGTTACAACGCGGATCTCCAAATCAACGAGCGTCGAGTCTTAGGTATCCGAACGGTTATGCGTAAGCCTAGCAAGGAGAGTTTCTTTCCCCATGAGGCTTACCAATACGCGTTCGTGTCTCAAGCCCGCAGTATGAGAGATTCCAGTTCTTCACTGGATAGCACTATCTCTAGTGCTCACTCGCATCTGCGACCGGAGGATACCCGGTTCTACATGGGATGGACTCCATGTAGATAGATAACCTGATTGTAGGGAGGAACGATCGAACGCTTAGACTTATAGTCTAAAGACTTCGTATCGCTGGAGCGACGCTTTGCGTCGACTCC